CCTGTCCAGTACTGTTTTCTGAAGAAGATCGCGAATTGCAGGAATTTTCAAAGAGATTAGGCCGTGAGTACCAGTGTATAAAATATTTGACTTATCGTAATAGGTATCACTCACGGATGGCAGCGCAATGGATTGGTGATCCGTCATGCGATCATAAAGAACCCTCGTGTTATTGTGACCTTCATGTAGCTATTAAAGAGCCGAGATTCGGAGGTTTTGAATTTATTATTCAGCGTATGGTGAGTGGGTTGAGAGTTTCTAATGAAAATATGCTAATATTGGCCATGGCTAAGGTTGAGTCTTCATATTCCCTAGTCAATGGAAATTTAATTACTGTACAGCGTAATATGGGACATATATTTACTAAGATGGTAATGGAGCTTAAATCCCAGAGAAATATGATAAAGTGCCCACCGTTATTTTTCGTTAATAAGGTACCGCGAGAGATGTCTATGTATCCCGTAGAGAGTTCTGTTCTCGTAGCTTTAAGGATGTGGGATTTGCGATATTTTCAGCTTCAAGGTTTGTATTTTTCACCAGAACATTGTTTAAAAAATGTATGGCAGGAGAATAAAATTAATGGTATCTCTGGAATCCCTTGGATTCCTCAAAAAGTTTTTTCTCTTAAGGATTTATGTCTTCAGAAGTTGTCGACATACAATATGGCATTCGGCGGTAGTTCGATGGGTCAGTATACACGAACTACTACTATGAATATATACCCTCTTAAATTGCCCAAAGCTTTTGCAAAATGGGATAAGCCAACACGTGATCCTAATGAATTTGCTAAAAGGCTCACACCGATGTTGGGCGCTGCTCTTGATAGATGGGTCTATATGATGGGGACTCGTAAGCTTATGAAAACGAGAAAGTTTGTCTCCCGCGACTTTCGTTTTGAAAATATACCTCTCAATGCTTCTAGTGGCCCTAGATCAGGCCCGAGGTTGGTCATGCCTCCCGATGAAGCTTGTAAATGCTTTCGTATTTACTCAGCCGTCGGTAAGAAAGTTGATCAGCTTGATTATTCTATAGACCAGTATATAAAAATGGTAGAGCAAGCCAGGGTTGGTGAGGTTGATTTGCATGACCATGGTTTTGATAATAACTTGAAAGCTGAGACTGCAAACTCTGCGAATGAGCGTACTAAGGCCGACGCAGAGGCAGTGCATATGAAGGGTCGGCTTTTCGTGAATGGGTTTCTTTCGGGTATTTTACTCGAAGCTCACGTGTCAAAGTTGAGGATGATGTTTGAGAGAGGTCCCGCTATTAGAATTGGCCAGGTTTGGTGGTATGGTGGGGGTGAGGAATTTATGAAGGATATCGGTATAGATGATCCTGATATGGTTTTTGGAGATGGTGATGTCAGACATTTTGACACATCAATTAACCGCGTTCTTATGCAGATATATATGGCGAGTTCAGGTATATATTATGATCTTGATAAGGCTGACCCTGAGAGTGAGGTTTATAAGCGTTTATTGAGGGCAGCCACGCGTTATCTTGTTGTTCGAGTTACACATTTTTTT